AAACAGCTACGCCAGCGAGGAAGACCTGGCGTCGTTCGCCGAATTGCGTGGCATTGAGCTGCCCGAGAAGCTCTCTCCATTGCTGATAAAGGCGATGGATTACCTTGAAGGGCTTGATTGGGCTGGCACCAAAGCTGAACCACGACAACCTCTGGCCTGGCCGCGTGTGAATGTCATTCTGGATGGACACGACCTGCCATCAGATGAAATTCCACGCACGGTTATCACCGCACAGTGCATGCTTGCGGTTGAGGCGATTGATGGCGATCTGCTTTCAAGTGTGCGTGCGGCCGCGGTAAAAACCGAGCGCGTAGAGGGGGCTGTCACCATGACCTACGCGGTCGCCGATGGTGAGGTATTCACGCCATCTTTCCCTGCGGTGATGTCTATTCTCGGAGATTTAGCTGGTGGAAGGGGCTATGCCATCAATTCGTTTGCGGAGCGTGCTTAATGGGGATCAACTATCAGCGCATGCGCGAGACTGCCACCCGCATGATCAAGCAGAACGGCGTGGCCTACAACGTCAAGCGCAAGGGTAAGGTGACCGTTATCGCCGGGGTTGAGCATCGGTCTGAAGATATCCATTTCACGGCGACTGGCATTAAAACGGAATATCAGCCGGGAGAAATCGACGGTACGGCGATCGAAAGCGGTGACGTCAGGATGGTATTCACCGCTGAGGAAGAAATCTTAACCGGCGATCTGATCGATATTGACGGCAAACAGCACCGCGTTGTTAAGCCTAACCCTGCAAAACCCGGATCGTTAGTGCTTTGCTACAAGTCGCAACTGAGGGCATAGCATGAGTGAGAATGCCGGATTTATTGCTGATATCAATGCATTCGTTGACAGAGCGAAAGCCAACCAAGATGCGGTGGTTCGTGCTGTTGGAATAAGAATCCTCAATCAACTGGTAATGATGTCTCCCGTCGGCAACCCTGAGCTTTGGGAAATCAATCAGACGGCTACTGCCTATAACCGCGCTGTGTATGACCACAACGAAGCGCAAAGAGCAGACCCTTCCAATCTCACAAAAACCGGACGACTGAAGAAAAAGGCCCGGGTTGTGGACGGGATGGATATCAAAGCGCCGCCAGGCTACACCGGTGGGCGGTTTCGCGGCAACTGGCAGGTGTCGTTTGATGCGCCCACTACTGAGGAAACCGGTCGGATTGATAAGACCGGCGATCTCACCAAAGCCGCAGGGAACTACACACTTTCTCTATTCAAAGTAGGAATGAGTTCAATCTACTTCTGCAACAACGTTCCTTACGCCTACCCGCTTGAAATGGGGCATTCCACTCAGGCGCCGGGCGGTATGGTGCGAATAACGGCAGCAGAGTTCCAGCGGTTCTTTGATGAAGCGATCAGGGAGGTGGCGAAGTGATCCCTGATATTGCTGCGGCGCTGGCCGCAAGGCTTGGTGTTTGGGCCGATGCGGAGGGCATCGCGGTCGCCTGGGAAAATGTGCCGTTTACACCGCCTGCAGATGCGATTTACCTCGCGGTACACAACATGCCCGCCACACCTCGCACGCTCGATCTCGGTCTGCGCTGTCGGGTTTATTCTGGTGTGTACCAGATCAACGTTGTGGCGCCCGTTGGCACTGGCCGCTCAGTTGCTGTGGCGCTGGCGGGTCGAGTGGCCGAGCTTTTCCCTGAAGGACAGGAAGTTGAAGGTAACGGCTTCATCAGTTCGATAAGTGGCGCGCCGGGTATCTTCCGAGGCATTTCGACTGACGTCTCTTACACGGTCCCTGTCAGCCTGAACTACCGGGCAGATATCGTCAGCTAATTCTGCTTCTCACCTTTTCAAACCAGACCGGCCGCGCGCCGGTTTTCTTTTCTTCGAAGGAGTAACTCCTATGGGCTTTGCACTGCCTAACGGCGCTCACGTCTATCTGGCGTCGGGATATGGCCCGGCAATTGCTTTCACTGGCGCGACGAACGCCGAAAACGTGGTGATCACCGTCAGTTCCGCGGAGGAACTTGAAGTGGGTGATATCGTCCATGTGAACTGCAACTGGTCCGGAATTGATAACGTCATTGCGAAAATCGATGCAATTGCTGAAAGCGCGGTCACGCTGCGAAATATCAATACCATTAACAAGAACAAATATGCCGTGGGAGGCGGCAGCGGCTCGATTCGCAAGGTACTTGAGTGGACCGAGCTGCCGCAGATTACAGAGGTTTCGAAATCCGGCGGCGATCAGAACACCACACAAATCCAGTTCCTGAGCGACGATCGCCAGCGCAACCTCAACACCTACAAATCTGCTGTTTCGCAGACCTACTCGATCGCCCACGACTCCACGCTTCCGGTTTACCCGCTGCTGCGACAGCTGGATGAGGACGAAGATACGGTCGCGGCTTACATGTACGTTCCAAAGGCTAAAGAAAACCGTTACTGGGCAGCCACGGCATCCTTTGACGACACGCCGACCACAGCAGTCAACGAGGTGGAGACGGTGAGTGTGGTACTGAACCTTCAGTCGCCGGCGATGACATTCTATAAAGTGACCGACGCCGCCGCGTAATACCGGCGGCTGCTCCCTTAATGCATGCCTCCCGCGCGGAGGCATTTTTAATACGAGGCCATGATGGCGACTAAATTCACGCTCCAGCCCAAACCAACCTTCAAAGCGAACGTTACGATCCCGCGCGCCGGGGATGACGACGGGGTGCTGACCTTCACCTTTAATCATAAACCGCTCAAAGAGTTGGCAGATTTGGAAAAGCTGGAGGGAAAAACGGCCACTGATTTCCTGATGGAAATTATTGCAGGCTGGGCGCTACCTGATGCGTTCAACGCCGACAACCTCAGTGTGCTTCTGGAGAATTACCCGGCGGCCATGAAGACCATTCCGGAAACCTACTACCGTGAACTGATGGGCCAGCGCGAAAAAAACTGATAGCGGTTGCCTCGGCGTTCTATACGCCTGAACCCACAGCGGCGGATCTTGCACCTTACGGGTTAACACCGGACGACTACGACGATCGGTACGTTGATGTCTGGCCCGACGTGTGGCCTGCATTCCTTGTGTTTCAGGCAATGAGTACCCAGTGGCGAACAGGTATGGGCGGGGCGTCCGGGCTTGACTATAACGTTCTGCCCTGGCTCATGCGCCTGCACGACGTCGGCGACGAGGCAACCACGCTTTCGGATATTCGGGTAATGGAAAGCGCCGCGCTAAAAATCATGCATAAAGAGAGGGCGGAATGAGTAACGATATCGCTACCATATCGCTGCGAGTCAATACCAGTGAACTGGAGCGCGGCAGCCGCGAACTGGATCGTTTTCAGGATACCGCTACCGCCGCGGCGGGCAAAGCGGATGACCTGAACAGTACCTTTCGCACGGGTGTCGATAACCAGAAGAAAAACAGCGAAAGTCTGAAGCAGCAGCGCCAGGAGCTACAGAACCTGCTGAATAAAATTAGCCCGGTGAACAAAGCGCTCGACGAGCTGGACTCAATTCAGGAAAGCCTGGCGAAGTATCGCGGTAAAGGGCTGGTGGATGATGAAGATTTCACTCGATATAACAGCGTACTGGAGACGACCCGGGCGAAACTGGCTCAGGTCATGGAGGCTGAGACGGCAGAGGGACGGGCTCGCATCGAGCAGGCTCAGGCGGCCCAGCGGGCAGCGGCATCAGGGAAAACATTCATTGCCTCACTGGAGGAGCAAACTGCTGCGATCGGCAAAACACGCGCTGAAATCCTTGAGCTAAAAGCCGCACAACTGGGAGTAACGCAGCAGGCCGCTCCGATGATCGCCAAACTGAAGGAACAAGAGAACGTCTGGAGGAATGGCGCGATCAGCGCGGGGCAGTACCGTAATGCCATGCGTTACCTTCCGATGCAAATGACCGATATTGCAACCTCACTGGCATCTGGTATGCCGATATACATGGTTGCCATCCAGCAGGGTGGTCAGCTGCGCGATACGTTTGGGGGAGTGGGTAATGCGCTGAAAGCCATTCTCTCGCTGGTAACGCCGGCAAAGCTGGCTTTAGGGGGAATGATTGGTGTTGCTGGCCTGCTGGTCGCTGCCTGGTATAAAGGTTCACAAGAGGCATCCGAATATAACAAACAGCTAATACTGACCGGCAATTATGCGGGGAAAACTGCCGCACAACTGTCTGCACTGGCAAAGTCTCTTTCTGGTGGCGGGATTAACCAATACGCCGCTTCTTCTGTTCTGGCTCAGGTAGTGGGTTCTGGAAAGTTTGATGCAAACAAGCTTGAGACAGTGAGCCGCGCGGCAGTTGCGATGGAGCAGGCAACTGGTC